AAGCCTCCGATAGTTGTCAACGTGCTTGACTCTGTATCATTAATCTTAAATGTTGCGATCGAATCGGTGATCGTTTCTTGACTTATATCTAAAGGATTTACTGGAAATAAGTTGAATGCTTTGTATATACCTAATGCAGGCAAGAGATGTTGTTCGATGTGATCAATGTATGCAGCATTTGTTTGGGTGTTCTGAATGTAAGCAGTAAGCTCTATTGCGTCTTGTGCAGACAGGCCACTCGTATGTGTGATATCTCCGTACAGAAATCCATTGGTCGCAGTGGACTTTAATATGGTGTCCCAGTCGGGTGTATCCGTTTGAATACCCAAAATAGTTTTGAGCATCTCAACGGGAATTAAGTATTGTCCAGCATATATGCCTGACGTAATTGTTTGATTTAATGCTGTCGATCTTTCGACATCAGACATCGTTTTAATGAAGATGAGGGGATGAGTGTAAGAAATAACAACACCAGTTCCAGAGATAGGAGTTGGAGTAGATAGGAACGTTTTCGTGGGTGACGTGATCTCCGCATCATCACACGATATGATATCGCCAGGTCTAATTGTAGGCGATGCCGTTTGTGTCACAATAAGAACTTGATTACTAATGCCAACAGCATTCGAGGCAGTTACAGATGAAGGATTAGCGTAACCAAAACCGCCTTCTTCGATTTTAAAATCAATTTGACCAGTAGAGACATCTGAGACGGACAACACAGAAGCTGTAGCATCAATCCCATATTCATCCGATACAAGATTCAGTCTATTGCCAACGGCCTGACCCGGAGTACGACTCGCAGGCGATATCGTACTTTGGCTTATAGAGCCAGCGATCAATTTGCCCACAATAAAAGTTTCGCCAAGTCGTGTCACGAGCAAGCCGTCATCCGAGGAAAACTTTCCGACGATATTTGACAGATATATGATAGGAGTCAACGAACCACTGAAGTTGACAAAGATGATCTCATCTACGAAACCACTTGCTAACGAGATGTTACCTTTGATTCTATCGCCCTTTCGAATAGGATAACTATCTACAACGAAAACTGGATTCATCTCTAGATATGTGTCGCCGCCCCATACAGAGTCCGACGGTCTTAAGATATTAGTTGAAGGATAGAACACTTCGATCTGTTCATTATAGAACAGTTGGAAGAGAAGTTCAAGTGATTCCTGCGTACCCTTTCTCTTATATAAGTCGGTAACGTGCTTAATGATAAAACGTGTATCTATTACTGTGTCAAGTGGAAGATCAGCGAGATATTTCTTTTTAAAGAACACAAGGAAAGATGTTAGAGTCGTATCAATATCCCTTAGCTTGGGAATATTACGATCCATTCTTTCGTCAAGAAATTTATAATACGCTTTCGTGAATTCGACCATGAACTCACCGTCTTCTCTATAGAGAGTCGGAAACTGTAGGTCAATTCCTGAGTACGTGCTATCTCGGACTGCTAAGCTCATGTTATGTCGCCAACGGTGTTACGGTTACAGTGATGTCTTCGCCACGAATAGAGATGATTCGGTCTTTAGGTGTTTTAACGTCTTTGTTAATAGTAGATGCAGTGAACTTAATAGCTGCACCTTCAAACGAGTCGACAGTGAGATTAGACAACTTAATAGCACCTGTAGTGTAATTCACTGTACCGACCTTAGATTTAAACACACGAGTTACCTCTGCGTCGGTGGTAACTAGCATAAAGTTACCTAGTCCGTCGTCCTGCATAGCCACAAGCGTTCCTTCAACAGTAAACTTCGTAGTGCTTACTGCGGGCGTGAACGCTGTGAAACCTGTTGCTGAATCGAATGCATACGGTCTAACAAGAGCGTCCTCGAATGAGAACGACGGACTGCTTGCAATATTTAGAACAGGAATATATTGTATAACGGGTTTTGCTACAATGTCAGAACTTACAATCGAGTTATCAACGGAGTCTAAGAATGTTGCCAATCTTGATTGACGGAGTGTCTTATTAAAGTCATTCAGGTACGTGTCTTGATACGTAAGAATAGCTGACTGAACTTCAGTTTTAATTTGCGAACTAGATTTCGTAGTAAGGTTGGGATCATACACAACATTAACACTAGTATCAACAAACAAGAACTTAGCAGCAACGAACACTGGTTCGATAGTCAGAGGTGTCTTATCTTTTAAATAGTTTTTAAAGTTGGCTATTTCGTAATCGGCAGCGCCTTCTCCACCTGTAACGTCAACAGAGATGATGACCTTGCCATACTGAGGAGGATCAACTTCATCGCCACCATATACAGAGATGGCTTCGATATTAGGAAATCTGGATCTCAATAGAATTTCGTAGTCACGTTTTGTAACGGCTCGCTCTTGAACTTGCAATGCCTTTGGCGCAAATGTGCGAATAGACTCGAGACTTTCTGCGTAGAATCCACCAGATGATTGCGATGTTACGGTAATTGTGTTCGAGCTTGCTCCACCAAAACTACTCGAAAGCGTCAAGCTGTTTACGCCGTTTGACTCTGGTCCAGAACAGATTCTATACGACACTGCAATCACATCAGTGATAGTGGGCTGAAATCCAAACCTATTTTGTCCGAATTGAACACTATATTTGCCATCGTTCTCAGGCTGTAGATAGAACACTCGAGCAGTAGAAGCCACCCCAAAGATTTCACTCTTGTATGTGAATGCGTTTCCGTTTACCGTTAGGGTTATACTACTTGTGTCTACCCATTTATTGGATATAGTTGTATTAGCGATTGTCAGGATCTCATTGATTTTTCTACCTTCGTAGAGGTCTACATCAGTAACATTAAATAGCGTAGAGTTTGACGCACTTCTAGAAGCCACGTATGCGATATCATTTAAGAATACGTATGTCTTATTACCACAACGACCGCTGAACGTGGTGCCGGCTGGAATGCTTAAGAAGTTTGACTGATACGAGTTAGGAACAGAGAACGAAATGTCACACTTAAGTGCAGAGGATCGTCTGCTACGAGGCATGTAGTTCAATTCTTTTGCGTGACTTACGACACTATTACGCTGTGATGCACTATCAAGGAACATCTCAGAGATTGCCATGTTGTAGTAATAGTTATTGTAGAACGTGTTATACGACAGAACGTCAAGCAGAACGTTCATGTTCGACCCTTCGTAGTCGTAGTCTTTAAATCTATCCTGGTTCTTCAGGAAAGTCTTTAGCGCTTCTTTTGTTGCGAAGAAGTCTAGATTTGTTACTGGTGATATATTAGCCATTATCTTTCCCTGACAAGATCTATTGTTAGTGATGTCGTGTTACTGTTATTTATGACACTAAACAGGACAGTGGCTCGTATGTCATTAGTATCTAAGTCCGCAATAATTTCTACGTTTTTAACTATGCACCTCGGCTCGTATGTTCGAATGGCCCGAGTGATGTCGTCTTTCAAAATGATAACAGTGTTAGCGTCGATGTTCTCAAACAGTGACCCATTAATGTTGCAACCAAAATCAGGCTGAAACAACCTCTCGCCTTTATTCGTGAGAACTATATTCTTAATGGACTCTTTAACGGCACTTTCGTTTATTCGCCGTGACAGGTCTGTTCGCCCAGGAACTTGCTCCAGATTCTTTGCAAAATCTGAGTAGAACTCTCGTACTCTTGTACCGGGTGTTAAGACTGCCATAGTGTTTCCTTTTCTTATATTTATGTTTTACGCAAGGCGTTTTTCGCAAATTCTTCTGTCTTTGCTCTCAGCGTTTCAAGCGAGTTTTGCTGCGCTAATTGCTCTTCCGAAACGCCCGAGTTCTTTCTATATGCATCAGCGTTATGTTTGGCTATAGCATTAATCCATTTTGTTTTCTCAGATCCCGTAACGGGATACCTAGAGCCCGATTGGCTTCCATGACCTGCTACCCACATTCTTCTAGGTCCGCAGTCAAGGTGCATAAACGTGCTGTAGATTCCAATTCCCGTAAATCCCGCACGTTCTGCTGCCAAGAAGACTGCATCTCTATCGCCAGCACTGACTTTAATATCAATAGCATAGCCACTCATATGAATAGAGTTCTTGGCACCACCGATTGATTTATTATAATCCTTACTGCGCCATGCAGAGTTAACTATAAACTCTTTACCAGTCTCTTCACAGACTCTAATCAATTTAGTCCATACGATGGGCTGAACTTTTTGCCATCTATCGCCACTTACGATATCTCCTGTGAACGAGAATTTACCTGAAACACCTGCCGATGTGAG